CGGGCAACGATGGGTTTCTGTTGTCCGAACTTCTGGTACGAGGCTTTGACAGCGTCAACGTTACCCTTGCGGGCGTTGCGGTCAAGTAACTGCAGGTTGCCGACGGGCACCTCTAGCGGTTTGAGGTCTTTGGAGATGTTAACTTCGGTCACTGTGGGGCCTCCGTGGTCCATGATTCTAGGGGTAGGTTAAGTCGCTGGGCGATGATGGCGTACTGGTCGGGGTTCTCGTCCCATGCGTCAAAATCAGCACGTGTGACCTTCCACGCCCATTCGTCCACACGGCAGCCAACGTCGGACGTTTTAGCGGGGTTGCGGTGGTGGCGGCCCGCGGAAACGTCGGCGAGCAGTTCGTCTATGTCGTCCCCCGAGAAGCCTGTGCCCTTAAGGTCAGTAGTGGTGAGGAGTGCGAGGAGTCGGTCGTCGTCGTAGGTGGCGAGGTCGGCGGAGCGGTTGTCTATCAGCACTATCCGACTTTCGGTGTCTTCGTCCACGTCCAGCCATGCGACGGCGATTTGAGCCCAGCCGAGCATTTTGGCGGCCTTCCACGTGTGGTTCCCGACAAGGATGCGGTTAGTGCGGCGGTTCACGACGATGGGGCGGAATTGGCCGAGGGTGCGTAACGATTCGGAGATGGCGCCGATGTCGCCTTGACGACCGTTGCGGTCGTAGGGCTCTATGTCGGCGATGTTGACCAGATCAGCACTCTCCGTCGCGATGTGTTGCTCGGCTTTATTCGGTTTGCGTGACGAGGTGGGGATGACGGGTGGGAAACCGAGCGTGTACCGCAAATGTCGCGCGGTAGCCGCTTTGCTTTCCTGACGTAGCCGCACGCGGAGATCGGCGAGGCTGTCCGCGGTGAGCCACATATCGTAGGTGCCAATGCGGACGTCGGGACGCACGACGGGAGTTTTGAGGGCGCCACCTTCCCCGCCTGTGTCAAACAAGCCCTCAAGTTTCTCCACGTCGTATCTGTCGTAGCCCGTCCCGTCAAGCGCGGGAAGGGAACGAAGCAAGTTGAGCAGGACGTCGTTGTCGTACGTCGCGAGGTCGGATGCGCGATTGTCGGCGATCAGCACTTTGCGGGCCGTTGCGTCGTCAACGTCAAGCCACGCCACCGCGATGTCGGTCCACCCGAGGGATTGAGCGGCGCGCCACGTGTGGTTACCCGCAAGAATATGTTTCGTTGACTTCTGGGCCACGATCGGCCGATATTGGCCGTGTTGTTTGAGGCTTGACGCGATCACCTCAATGTTGCCTGTGCGGGCGTTGTCGGGGTGTGGTTTGACTGCGTGCAGCGGGACGCGACGATACTCGGTGACGTGGATGGGTTCTTTGCTCACGGGTGGGCTAACGTTATCAGGGTTTAGAGGTCGGCGTTGTGCAGTGCGATCCACGCTTCGGTCTCGTCGGTGGTTTGTTTCACCACTTCTGTGCCTCTAAGAACGCGGTACGTCGGCGGCAGCGATTCCACGGTCAAGTGGCGGCGCTCAAGGGAGCAGTTGCCATAAAAGCCCGCTGAGCGCGCGATCAGCACCCACTCGCCGACGGGCAGAAGTGGCGTCGGCACCGACTGTTGACGCTCGTAGCGAGTCAGTCCTCCTCGGACGCCATCATCGTCAAATTTCAACGCATCGGCGAGGCATTCCACGATGACCGCACAGTTCCGACAGACTTCTTTGGCCCGTTTTTCTCTACGTCTGCGCTGCGACACGCTTTCTGTTGTCGCCGCACCGAAGAACAGATCGCAGCCCAATCCTGCGCATGAGGCGTACCTCCACCACGTCGGCCGAACGAATCTCACCCATCTGAGACTAGGTGGCGCAGAAGCCCCAGAACGACATTATGTGGGTCTGCGTCCGCAGCGGCATCCCCGTCCGTGGCGGCCGCGATGACGGCCCGCTTCTCGTCAATAAGTCGGTAGATCGCCTCGTCAATCGTCCCAGCGGCCAGCAAATTCCACGCAGTTACCGAATCGGTTTGACCGATCCGATGACACCGATCAGCAGCCTGTTCCATGTCGGCAGGATTCCAGCCCTGCTCCACGAACACGACGTCAGAGGCCGCCGTCAACGTCAGTCCCACACCCGCCGCCTTGATGCCACAGACCAGAACTTGGGCGTTTGCGTCGGTTTGAAACGCGTCCACCGCCTGCTGCTTCTCCTCGTCGGTCATCCCACCGTAAATGATGAGGCCACCTGTCGCTTCTGCGAGCATTTCCACGATTTCGCGGTGCCACGCAAAGATCACCACTTTGGCTCCCGTCTCGCGAAACTGTGCTATCCACCGCTTAACGTCGTCCATTTTGGCGCGGGTGGCGAGGAGCCGCAAACGGTTGATGGCGACGATGGCGGTAGCGGATAGCGCCCGCAGCGTCGCCTCCACCACCGCCTTTTTCACCACTTCGTCGTCTGTCTCACCCTCGGCGCTCAACGCCCGCCGCGTCTCGGTGGCCAGATAGTTGAGGAAGTCGGACTCCGCGCGGTGGTACTCATCGGACCCGACTTCGCTCAGATTCAACACAACCGACGCCCACCGCTTCGGTGGCAACTCGGCGAGAACCTCCGATTTGCGGCGACGGATGAAGCATTTAGTGCGCAGGATCCGATTCAGCATTTGAGGGTCCTGCTGCGCTAACTCACGGAGGTGGGGACCGCCTCCAAAATCCGCGACACGCCCTAAGATGCGGATAAGCGGCAGGATTTCCAGCGGGCGGTTGAGCATCGGTGTGCCTGTCAGTCCGATCACCACTGCACCCGTTTTGTGGGCTTCGTCGGCCAAACGGATCGCTGCCATCGTTCGCACGGCCGACATGGTCTTGCCGTAATGCATCTCGTCGTACACCACGAAGTCCGCGCCCGCCTCGCTGAGGGTTGGCTGCCAATCGGCAAGAACCTCCCAGCCGATGATGTTGAGTTGTCGGACTGCTGCTGCGCTCGGCGTCGCGCCTTGCAAAATGTGGGGCGTCGGGCCGTCTGGTAGCCAGCGTTGAAACTCGCGCATCCAATTGATCCGAAGCGATGACGGGCAGACGATGACGGCCCGACGCGGGTTGAAATGGGCGTGTAGCGCGATCGCCTGCACAGTTTTACCGAGGCCCTGCTCGTCTGCGATCAGCACTCCGCCCGATCGTCGGCCGTCGGGCCGTGGGGCTAAAGCAGATAGGGCGTACGCCACGCCCGCGCGCTGGAACGGCATCAATGTGCCGCCGAGGGGCGGTAGGACCAGATCAGCATCGGTCGCCCGCGAGGCCGTCAGACGGGCCACGTCGGCAGCCACGTCGGCCAACGCGATGTCGGCATCCTCATCGGTTCGCGCACCGCTTGCTTTGACAAAGTCTGCTATCTCAGCCGACGCCGCCAACGACACTTTCCACGATTTGGCGCCCGCATCGTAGGAAGCGGTCGGCAGATCCCGAATAAGTTGCAGGAGATCGCGGTCATAACTAAAGCGAATCCGAAAGAAACCGCCGCTGAGCGTAACAAGCGGCTGGACCACAGGATCAGCATCGGGGACGCTATAGAGGTCATCGTCGTTGATGCCGTGAGCGTCTGCGAAGGCGCGCACCGCCCGCACCGAAGTGAGCGGGGTCGTCCAGCAGCGATTATCAGCATCCCAGCGTCTACCGTCAATATCGCGCACCGCGGCCACCGCCGCCGCGTCGTACGGGAACCGAATCTGGATTCGTGGCCCAACGATGCGGGCAGATCGCTCCAAAAGGTGGCTCACCGAACCGAGGGCTTGGTCCGTCCACACGAAGTTGCGGTCCTGTAGCACGGCCTCAAGCAGCGCACGATCCGCGCGCGGGATTAGCCAACCACGACGATCGGGGTCAAAACGGCGGTTGGGCAGCGTCTTGAGTTTGGCGACCAGATCAGCATCATAAGGCGCTGTGACGACGAAATGGGTTTCGTTGACGTCAACGCTGCTTATTCGCGCTCCTCGCCTTCAGTGCGCTCTTTGAATGTGTAGAAATACAGTTCCTCATCTGACTCGCTCACCCAGCGCGAACCCGTCTGCTCGCAAGAAAACTCTTGACTAAAGATTTTCCAATCGGGTTTGCCGATGGGCTTGGTGATCCACGACCCGCCGTCCATCCACAGGACACGGTTGTTGGGTTGGATGAAGAACTGTCCACCGTCCCCAACGAACACGTGGCCACACTTGTGGCCTGCGGCGTACTCGCCGTAACCGAATTGATACTGCGGACCCATGCACCAATCCAACGTAAACAGGTATTTCACCTGATGATGACTGTGGTCCTTTAACCAGACCAGAGCCGCCCGATTTTTGCAGTATTCCAGAATCGTGACCGACGCATACGGGGAAATTGAGTCCCAGAGTTGTAGCCAATCAAGCGGGAACGCCGTGTAGTCCGTGGTCTCCAGCGACCACAGGTAGTGGATGGGGACGCGGGCGTGCTGGCTCCCGAACTCGGTCATCACAGAAAACAAGCCGCAACGCTGGGGGATGGACGTGTATTGGAACACCTCAACGGGTATTTTGTCGTTTTTGGGCGACGGGTCGCCGTCGTAAAGAAACCCGATGTCAAGACCCGCAAGGAACGTCGGGATGTTGACGTTGAGGTAGTTGCTCACCGAATCACCTCCCGCATCTCGTATCGGTCAAAGTCATCACGCACCGATGAGTTCAAGATTGAGACCGCCGACATCGTGCAGCGACACGATCAGTCGTCATGTCACGCTGCCTTTTCTATCCAATGCGCCTGCATCCAACGAGCGTGCAGTTGGTGCCACTGATAACGAAGGGTTGCCCACTTGGCGAACTGTGGGTCACTCACTTCGGGAACTTTGTCTCCGTACTTTTCTTTCTCCCAGTCCCAGTGAACCTTGATTGACCACGAGCCCTTCGCCTGAACCTTCTTGTCAGTCCAACGCCCGTTGCTTTTGCGGGAGGCGTACTTATCTTCCGTGAGTTGGAACGCTCCGATGACGGTTCCGACCTTCCCGTCCGTGATGCGGCGCACACGGTCACCCGTCTTGAATGAATTTTCTGTGGTCATCACGCACCAGCCTTGACTGCGACTTGCACATTCTCAATGTTCGTGAAGTGCTTCTCGCCTGCGCTGGTAGTGAATCCGACTTTGACGACACCGTAGGCATCTGGCTCAGGTGCTACCCAGAACACGATACCGACAGTGCCCTTAGCGACCTTGCGCCCCTTGAACACCTCCACCGTCTGACCCTTGACGATCTCACCGCTCTCCACTGCTGCGACAAGTCGTACGGCTTCCGCTGCGAGATGTGCGGTGTGCCTTTCAATCATCATTTCATTGCAGTAGTGTGGTACTTTGATTGACTTTCTGCCGCCGTAGTCGCCTGCCCACTTGTGGTTTTCCGCTAGGTAACGCTTGCCGTTGCGGTTGGTATCCCACCACACTTGCTCGCCGCACTTGCGGCAGTTGAATCGCTTGCCTTCTGCTGTCTCAGTCATCAATTCCTCCTGATCAAGCAAGGTCCCGTTCGGCTGACGTCCAGCGGTTTGACCCTGCCGCCGAGGTAGACGAGTTTTTGCTTGCGGTCCACCGAGGTCACGCTGAGCAACGTGACGTCCAGCGCCATGCGCTTCGCCTCGGTGAGGCGCTTGCCTACGGTGGGAGTCATCGGGTAGCCCGCCGCGGTCAACACTTCGTCGCCGACCCGAAGGTCGTTCCGCGTCGCGACCGACAGATGCATCCCGAGCACCTCAACGGTTCCTGTCAACATTTTCCAAGTGGTCATGGGTTCCTCCTGCGGACAACGGTACGGGATGGGTGGACCGTAGTCAAGTCCCCTTTATGGGGCTCGGTGGCCCGATCAGCACTAATTGGGCTACATCCTGCATTTCGGCCCACAACCGCCCGATTTGGCGGTTTGCCTCGTCTTGTGTGGCGTTTGGGCGGCCCATCATCACGGGAGCGCCCCGCAAGCCAGCGATCACCACCCATTGGCCATCGTGGCGCTCAGAGGCCACGAACCAGAGGTCGGCATCGTGGGGCCACGGCGACAAAGGCATTCCTAGTACGGGGTTATGGTCGTGGCGAGCCGCTCAAGCCGCGACACCTCGGCCTGCAAATCGGCGATGTGGGCCTGCAGTTTCGTTATGCGGCGCCCGCTGTCCGATAAAAACCAGATCGCTTCCGTCAAAGTTTCGCGCAGCAACGTGTCCTCGGAGTGGTCGGCGAGGCTGCCCAAGCGGTCCTCCAACGGGATTTTGCGCCACTCGCTCGGGTCTATCATGACAGACGCGGGTGCTTCCGCAGATCAGCATAAAGGGCTTGATCGGTTACTTGGCAGGTGTCGGCGATAACTCGGTAGGGCACGTTGAGTTCACGTAGGTCGCGGATGGCTTGACGTCGGCGCACTCCCACTTGACGGACGGCGTCTTGATGTTGGCGCATCATCAAAGTCAACGTGGATGCCGTTTCCAAAAGGGTCGCAACTTTGCGGCCACGGATCCCATCATCATCGTTATCGCTCATCGGACCTCACTTTACCTACCCCACGATAGCAGGGTTATGCGCGAGGTTAACGCTGGGCGGTAAGATGCACCGCGCGAGCAACGCGCATCGCTTTAATCGTGTCCCACGTCTGCGCTTCTAAAAGGTCATCCACGGCTTTCAAGAGGACGTCAAGAGCCTCCCGTTCCGCGGTCGCCGCGGTTTTGACGGGGCCATCCAAACGGAGCAGATCACCATAAATGTCGCGGTAGGAGCCATGAACGTAGGGGTGGCACCGCGAACGCTTCTCCCGCAGCGCAAAGACCAAGCCTGATTTGTGCATCATGGACAGGCAACCAGATATTTGGCCGTGGTGCAGTTTCAGCACCGCACCGAGTTCAGGCCACGTCATGCCGTCGGTGCGGAGTTTGAGTTGTTCAAGAACGGCGTTCACGCGGGCCGTGGTAACGCCGCCCTCGTCCTCCGCGTCGGCTCGCTCGCGGGACGTGTCAGAGGCGTTAACCGCTCCCGAGCGACCGTTATAGAGCAACTCCTCCATCCCGTAGGTAAACAGATCTTTAGGTGGCTGGTTCATGATTCCTCGCTTTGCTGGGGTTGACGGTTACACACGATGATGGATAGGCCGTCGGTATGGTCGGGTAGCGCGATCAGGTAGCGAATTTCTGTGATGTGACGAGGACCGTCTGACATCAGCACTCCCGCGTCAACGAGGCCGTCTATCGCGGCTTTGGCAGCGGGATGGCAAGCGTCGCAGTCCTGCAGCGGGCCTCTGGCTGAGTGTGGCTGGACGATCACCACCGCTTGATGAAATAAGGGAATGCGGTTTGCGCGAGCCAACCAAGCAAACGCCTCTCGCCATTCCCGCGCGTGGCGGGCGCGTTCCATGCGATGCATTCTGCGCTCCGCGTTCAACGTCCACGGGCGGCGGTCGTAACGAACAACCGAGTGGTAGGTGGGCACGCTCCGAAGGTAGCGCTCTAGTTGAAGGGGGTCAAGCATCTGGCCCCAAGATCAGATGTCCTCTTTCGGCGGCTTCCCGCGGGTTGCCGTGAATCATGCCGTGGCACCGCTGGCAGCAGATCAGCAGATTGCCCGCCGTGTCGGGTCCCCCGTGTGAGCGGCGACGCATATGGTGGGCGTGTTCCCCGCGGCCCGTACAGTCGGTCCACCGTGCCTCACAAAGCCCCTCAGCGCGCTCGTAAGCCTCCCTGCGCGCCGCTTTCAGCACGGGGCTCTCCTTACGGCGTTTGGCGCGAAATCGGGTCCTTTTGAGCCCTATGGAAGACCGCAGGGCCGTCTTGCGGCGTAGAGGTCCGCCGCGTTTCATGGTTGGAGCGCAGGGCGCTCAGGTGGCAGCAACGCCGCTTGTTGAGCGGACTTCACGGTCGCGTCGTAAACCTTCCAAAAGTGGGCTCGGCTCACCGCTTGGTTGTCACTCATGCACAGGTCCCACCAGCCAAGTGTAGCCACAGCGACGGCAACGCTCGGATGGCTCCACTCTGGTCGGCCGTTGTGGCCAACCTCCTTCATTTTCAGCATCACTTCGCTCCACGCGTTGGCAGGCGTGGGCACGGCTGGCTGGCTCACCGCGAGCGTCGCCTCCCTGATCGCTGCTATTGACGGAAAGAATTGGCTGGTCGCCAATAATCGTCGGACAGCGCGTCGCGCGTCCTCGTTGGGCAGATCAGCAAGCATCTCGGCGTAGACCGTCGCAGTTTCCACCGTGACATTGACGTGAGGGTACGCAGCCGAACAGATGGCCAGCAGGCTCGCGATCTCAGTGCGGTTCATCGGTCGGCTCATTATTAAGAAACTCTCGGATCCCTTTGAAGCCCTTCGGTTCGGCCGAACCCTTCGCAAGTAGCGCGGTCAACGCCGCGGGAAGGTTCGCGTGTCCACGGTCGGCACACAGTTCTGCGGCACCGATCACCACCTCTAGCGGCCTGCCCTCGGCCAGCATCCGCTTGCCATCCCTCCCGAGTCGCGCGATAGACGCTTTGTCGGGCTCCGCCGAGTGCAGAAACTTGAACCTGTCCACGAACTTAGCGACCACCTGATGGGTTTGCTTTTCGGCCAGCGGGGAAATATTATTGCCCTGTTGTTCAATATTCTTAGTAGTAGTACAAACCGCGTTTTCGCGGTTTGGGTCCCGCGGATTCGCGGTAACCGTTACCGCGAATCCGCGGTTTGGGTCCCGATCAAGCACCTCAATGTTAATCGCCCACATCAGGGTTCGGCTGCGGGGCGTAGGTCGCGCGATCAGCACACCCATGTCCCGCATCGTGCGTAAAGCACGAAGGACCGCATCGTCCGACAGGCCCGTCCTCCTCCCGATTTGAGCGGAGGTCAACGTCACCCACCGCACGCCTCGCGCATCCTGCGACGCCGAGATTTGAGACGTGAAGTGAATCGTTTGCAGCACCGCCGCCTCATTCATCCCACCGAGACGTTTCACCAGAGATGGGAACACGGCCACAAATTCCTCTTGCAGGAGCAACGAAGTCATTTGGAATCCTTTCGTGTGGCAGCAGTATGGCTCACCCATCGGAGGAACGCAAGCAGGGTTACGAAACAGACCGTCTTTTGTCTCAGATAGTATTCACGCAGCGTCGTCAGATGGGTTTGACACGTCGGCGGCCTCCACCTACTCCTCGGGTGGGGGCCGTCACGCCCACGATCAGCACCGCCTGCTCTCGCAGTTAATCCTGAGACTCAAACTCCACTAGTGCTTCGGCGCTGAGCAAGTTGACCTTCTTCGTGTCGGGTCGCTGTCGCGGCGGCCGTGGAACAGGCTTAGCAAACTCCGCAATCTCGTCTAGCGCCTCCTGTGTGACCGCCCCTAAGCCCTCCGTGAGGTCGTCCGCGGCCTTTAGCACCAACGGCTTGTGGAGCGTGTCAATCGCCGAGAACACGGCCTCAATCTCTTCGTCGCTAAGGACATCCAGACGTGGCCAAGCGTGGAACTTCCACGTCGTTTTCAGCATCGTCTGCTCCTGTTGAGTCAAGGCCGCAACTTTCTGGCGCAGCACGTCGCGTTGCGAGGCGCCTGCCGAGGCTGTGCCCTGCCGTAGCCATTCCGCAAACAGTTTGGCGGACCGCTCCGATTCCTCGGGGTTGAACACTTTGTCCGCAAACCCGCCGAACCTCGTCTTGGTCACCGAAGCGCGATGCAGGTGGTCAAGTTCCATGAACAACGTGAACTCAAACTCAATGTCCGAGCGTTGCTGTGGTGCGAGACCGATTTTGCGCGGCGTCGTTTTGCCGTTGGATCCTTGTTCCATCACCCATTCCGTCTTGGATCGCATCGTTGCGATGACGTGTCCCTCGTACCCGAGGATCGTGTCAACCATCCGCTGCTGAATCGGTGTCCCGACCTGCCATGCGGCATGACTGTTGCCTTTGAAACGGTTGGATGCGTCGTCCACAATTTCTAAGACGCCGCCCTTGCCGCTCCAGAAGTGCGTCAAGGAGTCAATGATCACCACGTTGTACCCTGCTTCGCGCGCGGACGCTAAAGCCTCAACGAGGCGGTCTGGGTGGAACGGTGGCGTCATGTCAAGGACGTCAAACGCGAATTGGTCGGCGTACAACGATGCCGACCCCCGCTCGGTGTCAAGGAATGCGACCTTGCCGCCCTCGGCAAGTACCGAAGCCCATTGCAAAGCCCACATTGTTTTGCCTGAACCCGATGGGCCTGAGAAGCCGATTCGGGCGCGGGCCTGCTGCTTGGTGGCACGCTGGAATAGTTGACGGGTCATGTTTATTTCTCTCCTTCTGTTTTGATGGTTGTGGTTAACTCTGGGGACGTTGCGACGGCACCCTCAACTTGCACACCGAGGTTCGGGTCAATAAGTTTGTTCCCTTGAATCACCAGATGCTCGCGCATCGCCGAGACTGACGGCTCAATCTTGGTGCGAATCAGGTGCGGCGCGAATTCGGTTGCCCACGGCAGGAACACTTCGTCGTTGATGTTGAACTTCGGTTGCGACCAACGGGTTGCCACCTTGCCGTGCGGGAGCGAGATCGTTTTGCGATCCGCATCCTCCCGTTGACGGCGTGCGTAGTCCGCGAGCAGGTTCTCAAAGTAGGCGCCCTTCGTGACGAGCGACTTGAGTTGCTCGTCTAGCCACATCGCAACGCGATCCAACTGTTCTTTGGCGATTGCCTCTTTGAGTCGTCCTTCGGCACGGATTTCAGCAAGTCGCTCAATCGCCCACGCGGCGGAGCCGTCGTCGTTTACGCGGAACGCGGCCTGCTTTGTCTCGTCCGCGAGGACGACGTCAAGGGCGTGAGGGATAAGGGTCATTTGCCGACCTCAATTCCGATCAGCAGACGGGCTGGCGTGACCTTGAGAACGGCCGCGAGCCGCAGAAGCGTCTCAATTGACGGCGAGAAGTGTTCGTTCTCAATTCGGTTTATCGTCTTACGGTCCACCCCTGCGAGGGTTGCGAGTTCCATTTGGGTCATCGCAACCTTTAAGCGTCGGGTGGTCAAACGGTGAGCAAGTTGCTTGCGGCTCGCCATCAGTTTATTTCGGGGTATGTGCTTCATTTCTCTCCTCGGTTGTGGTTAGTACGGCCCGCTCGCTGGGTGCGGCAGGTTTGATCAAGCAGATCAGCACGCGACCGCGTCGCGCGTAGAGCCCGCCGAATCCTCCGCCCCACGGGCGGCAAGTCGGGCATGGATATTCTTCCGTGTCACCCGACTCGGTTGGAAAAATCAGCAAACGAGCGTCGCGACAAGTTTTGCACTCTACGTCAACAACCATTTGTGTCTCCTCCACGCCCTTAAACGTAGGGGATGGGTGCTACAGAGTCAACTGAATTCCATGTCCTTTTCTGTCCCTACCAGCCCTCTTTGCGGCGGTCCTGAACAAACACGGGTGCATGAACAACGATCCCCTTTTCGGGTGCGACGACAGCCAAAGCCTGCTGGGGCACTTCGTACCCAAAATTCTGAATATAGCAAAATTCGTCAACGCCCTTCAATGATCCGTTAACGACGAGGTACGGGGTGCTTATGTATTGGTGCCAGTGTCCCATCCAAATCGTCTGAAAACTAGCCCCTACCGCTAGGTAGCGTTGCGCTTTGCGGGCGCGCAGACGCATCACAGGCGGCCAAATCCCGCCGATTCCTGCGCCGCCGCTCGCTTGGTCGCCGTGGGTCATCAAGTGGCCCTGCCCGTAGATCGTTACCAAAACATCAGCACCCTCGGGGATTTGGAACGTGACCCGCTTATCATCTTTGAAATGGCGCTCTAAGTTCTTGGCCAGCAGCCAGTCAAAGTTTGTCTTTGCCCGCAGTTTGGCGCGCGGTTTGCGGGTCATGCGACCGTGGTTGCCTACGACCGAGGCCACGACCCCGTTCTTAAATTCTCCAAGCAACATGTCTATCGCCGCGGCAAGATGCTCCGACCAATAATGGACCGACCCCAGAATAGTGTCGGCGTTTGTCTCTTTGAGTTCCTCGTGGATGTCGCCTGAGAAAATGTCTCCTCCGAGCAGGATCACCACACCGTCGTATTTGACGCCGTTGAAATGGTGGCGGGCCAACTTGATGACGTTCTGTCCCCACTTCTCTAGGCGCATCCTCGCGATTTGACGGTTGTAGGCGTTCATGAAGTCAACCTCCTCGGGGATCACCACCTCATCAAGATGAAGGTCCGAAAGCATGACAACCAGCGTCGCCGCGCCTCGGCTCTTGGCGCTTGGGGTCAGCCACTTCGGTGGATTTAGGCGCGCGTCCTCCAAAGAGTCCACAACCTCAAGGGTCGCCTTTATATCCTTCAGTTCCTTAAGGAGCCGAACGTTTTCGGCGGCCGTGAGGTCGTGTTCCCGTTTGAGTCGCGTGGCCTCCTGTTTTGCCTCGTGTTCTTGGGCGGCTACAACGGCCTTTTTGATACTCATTTGGCTTTGACCTGCCCGCGGTAGCGGTGCAGCGACGAGTAAGAAGCGTGAATCCCTCGCCCGATCAGCACCTTATGGATTGCCATCGTTGTGATGCTATCGTCGCGGAACAATTCATAGAGTTCTTTAAGGTCTTTGTCGTTGAGCGAATTCTCAATCAGACGATCCGTCCGCAAAATCCTCACGTGCGCCGCCTGCACTTCTGACTTCAGACTCCCCACGGGTTCCTCCTAGATGGTAAGCATCAACATGGTTGTCGTGCTTTTGTTCTACGCGCTCAACTATCCTCCGCAACCAGCGTAACTCATGAATTACCTCCGCGTGGTCACTTCGGTTCTCACGCCTGAAGCGGTGCAACGCGTTCCCGAGGAGTGCACCGACCGCTGTCACCGACGCGGCAAGGACGGTGGCCGTGCCGACGTCCACAGATTACCGCTGCCCTGTTTCGTGTTGGATCACCATCGCGGGAAGTTTATCCCCTGCATACCAGCGTAGGTGCCACGGTTCGCTCTGCAACTCCCATGAAAATCCGAGTGACACGGCGTGTTCTAAAAGAAAGTCAAGTCCTGATCTGCGAGCGCTCTTGGGTTTGCTCGTGATGGACACAACCGTGCCGTTCTTGAGCCGCAGAGCGGCATCAATTGCCAGACCGTAGCCATGATTGCTAGTTGCGGGTGTGGCGACGGGCGCTCCAACGTGGAGGTACCAGACCTCGCCGCGATATGTACGCGTCACTTGCTCTTTGCGCTTCGCGTCAGGATATTCACGCATCCGCTCCATAAAAAGGGCTTCCTGCTGGGCCAGTGGACGATAATCACCAACCTGTGCGAGTTCCAGACCTTCTCGGGCCGCTGCAGCCGACAAGGCTTCCCAGCCGCGGGCCGCATGATGGTGCAGGCGACCGCTCGGACGGATCCCTTTCATCAGATCAGCAGGGATGTCGCCGTTGCGGATTCCCAGCAGATCGTCAGGCATCCTCATCTTGATGACAGGGAAGGCTTTCCGTTTAAGCAATGACATCGTTGTCCAAGTTCCCTCTGGTCACTGAATCAAGAAGAAATTCAAACACCTGTATGGCTAGTTCAAGAAACCTGCCCAGCGAGCCCGCCAAAGAGGCACTGCTAACGGTGACAGAAATACCTACAAGCAAGGGCTGCTACCACAGCGCAACAATGTCGGTTGCCGTTGTGCCTGTGCTGAACACCACCTTTGCACGAATCGCCAGCGTGCTACCTGCTGGCACGTCAACGAACGTGACCGTGCCTGAGTCCTGCAAGGTCACTTTTAAGTCTCCTGTTCCGCCGACATAGACGGCGCGGGTGACGTACCCCAATTCGTTTGTGTTGTGTGGCGTTACGGCAACTGCATTCGTGAGCGGCGAGATAACCGACGCTTGGAACCGCGCAAATTGGTCAACTGCTGGCATGGTTACGCCTCTTTCTGATCAGAACCCCGACCGAAGGCAGGGTCGTTTTTATTTGCCCAACGCAAGAGCGGTGGCAAAGCAGCAGCGAGAGCAGCCTTGCCGAGATCAGCAGGGCCGTAGTTGCCTGTGGCTGCTACGGCTAGGACTGCGCCGAGGACGCTACGCCCGTAAGAGGCGAGCATTGCTTGGTGTTTACAGTTCAGTTTCATCGTTGTCGCTTTCTGTTTTTGGCGGTGTGAATGTGTCAGAAACAGCGTCATAGGTGTCACCGATGCCTGCATACTTCGCACGGAAGTTGGCGTTGTAAGAAGTTTGTACCCACACGCCTGCGAGTCCGATGCCTGCGATGAACGCTTTGCCTGCGGCTTCCGTAGGTGCGTCACCGTTGCCGATAACGATTACTTCACGCACGATGCCGTTCTCTATCTTTGCGAAGTGTGCCATTATGCGACCACCAAAGTTCCTGATGTGGTGAATGTCTGGAATGTGTAAGAGCCGTCTGTGCCTGTGGTGACTGTGCCTGTCGTGCTAATCGTCAAGGCTGTCGCATCTGCTGTCAGATAGCGAATGATGACGATACCTGAACCGCCTGCACCTACGACATCGTTACTGCCGCCACCGCTTCCGCCACCCGTGTTCGCTGTTCCTGCTGTTGAGCCACCATAGCCACCAGTTCCGCCACCAGTTCCGCCTGATGTTGGGTTTGAGCCTCCACCACCGCCCCCACCTGAATAAGTTGTTGAGACACCGTTGTAGGCGTTAGTAGAACCGTTCGCACCGTTCGTTGAAGTAGTTGATGCGTTTGTAGCCGCCCCACTCGCACCGCCACCGCCACCTGCGCCATTCGTGCTTGCATTTGAACCGTTGCCACCAGCGTTGCCTTCACCAGAGATGGCAGTACCGCCTGACTCATTCCCGTCTGCGCCTGCACCGCCACCTGAACCGCCTGAACCGCCACGACGAGTGCCACCGCCACCGCCACCGTTTGCCGAACCGATGAACGATGATGCCGAGCCGTTATTGCCATTTACAACTGACGATTGACCTGCACCACCAGCACCGACTTTCACCGTGTAAGTCGTCTTGCCGATAATCCCTGAGCCTGTTACGAAACCGCCAGCACCACCACCACCGCCACCGCCCTGACCAGAGCCACTGTTGTAGCGACCACCGCTACCGCCACCGCCGACAAGAAGAAACTCAACTGCCAAAGTTGCCGCACCACTAGGTGCTTTACCTAATCCTGCAACCTTGCGGTTCGTTCCAACAGATGTGCGTTCACCGTATCTAGACATCGTTTGCCTATGCGGTGATGCGGTTCACATAGCCGCCGACCATCACAACATTCGCTGTCGCCGCAAACGCACGCACGACAAGCGGTGTCGCATTCCCTTTGATGACCAGACCAGCGACGATGAGATACAAGCCATCTTCGGCAGGAACCGTGAACTCAATCAAGTCATCAGGCGATGACACGCCACCGAACTCAACAGTCAGTTTCACCGTTGATGCAGACGAGTTCACCGCATACAACCAGATTTCGTCAAATGTCGTCGCAGTCGCAGACCCCGTATGGAGCGTCGTACCTGCCGTAGCAGTTGCCGCTACTTTGATGAGCCTGCCATCGGTTGAACCTGACAGTGTTGTCTTGCTGAATGTTGCCATTTATTTCTCCTAACTGAACACTTGGACTTCAATAATGTCTGCGCCAGCAGAGAACTCTTGCCACGCCGCACCTGTGTAGAAATACAGTTTGTCGTCGGCATCAATGTACGCAAACATACCCTCGGCAAGTGTCGCCTCACCAGCGCCACCGAAAGCAGCATCTCTTGCTGCAGTGGTCGCGAAACGCATAATGGATTGATCCATCAGGTAACCGTTGACCTGCGCGGCGGTCAACACATGCCCACTAGTGAATAGAA